TTACATCAGCAGCACCCATTGTCAATGGTACTGCAGCAGCAAGTCCTAGCATCCCTAGTCCACCCATACCAGGTCTACGAGCGACTGTAGCACCTGCTGCGGCGTTTCCCCTACCACCAAGTGCCATTCTTGCTAGAACTAATCCAGAAACGATATTGACGATCTCTGGAAGCATTGCAGTAACTGCAGCCCCAGCATCAACAGCAGCATCACCAAATCGACCTTCTAATAATGCTTTACCACTTAGAACTGCAGCTAACCCAGCAAACTTAGATCTTAGATCAAAAAACGATCCACGTAAATTGGTTAGATTATCTTCTTCTTTCTTGTATAACTTCTTTTCTTCATCAAAATATTTCTTCTTGTTACTAATGTCTTCTCTAATCTGTGATTGAATTGAACCAAGATTATTGTTGACTTGTTCAAATTCTAATACAAGTTTTCCTAATGTACGTATTGATTGTGGAGTAAGTGCTGATGCCTTTTCTTCTGCACTCATCAAAAGTTTATCATATTCCTTACTCATTCTCTGTGGAAGGAGCGGTTTTATTCCTTCCACAGGTTTTCCTGCAGCAACATCTGCTAAAGGATCACCATAACGATTGATCATTTTTTTAGCATAGTCTGATGGATTCATTTCACCAGGATGCCTATAAGTTCCAGCTGAAGGAACTCTAATTCCAAAATATTGATGTGGTTCTAAATTAGCCATTAGCGTTTGCTACTTGTGCTGCCTCTAACTTTTTCTTCTCCAAATAATTCTCTAGATATTTGATATAAGTTTCCTTTTCCCAAGGGATCAAATCGTCAAGTTCAGATAAACTCCATCTATGATAATGCATCAACGCAAAGTTGTCTTCGTAATATGAAGTCATATCTGTATGATATAACATTATGCGAAAAAATTTGTCAAACCCTCAATTAGGACATCAGTATCAACATTGGTATTGGGATTGGTTACTTTTGTCGAATATGATAACTTTGGCATACTTTCAAAAAACTTCTCAATCATTTGAAATTGAAAACTGTTTAGTCCTTCAAGGAACTCAACCCATTCTTTTTCGGTATAATCAGAATGTGACCATGCCTCATCTTCATTATATAACTGTTCAATGCATGAGATCACAGATTTGAATGCTCTATCAATCTTATCCAGATTTGTTCCAGACTTAGTAACAGAAAAATTATTTTCAACAAATTGCTGCATGGAAGGATATTTCATCTTCATGCTCAGTCCGTCACCAAGATCGATAATATCAGCGTGTCCTTCAGGAACAACGAGTTTTACTTCGTTGATTTTGACTGTTAATGGAACTTGAGTTTCTCCATCATCAGTACAAGTAACTAGAAGTTCTACACTTTCACCTACAGACTTGCTGCGAATATTCAAGAAAAGGTATTCAAGTTCAAAACTAGGAAGATCATCAACTTTGATACCACGAGTAAGAACACAGGATTTTAAAACATCTTTTACAGCGTTCAAAATATCCTTTTCATTACCACTCTCAAGTGCAATCAGAAGAACTTTTTCTTCCTTTACAAGAAATGGTCGATATTTAATTGATTTACCAGTAGAAATAAGATCTAGTTCAAATGTAGGAGTAACAACCTTAGGTAATGGCATAAGAATTCACATCATTGTCTTTATTTAGAATGGATTTCTGACGTTCTTTCCAGAATCTGATCTCACAACTACATCTCGATCAAAAGATCTGGAAGTTCTATCAGTGTAATAGTAATCATACTTGAAGGTGACTGCCGTTTTGATCAACTCTGCATCACCATATGCTAATGGTGCAGCAACAATGTTAACTGGAAAAGCATCCATTAGATGGTATGTAATACTATTAGATATTCTAGAAGCTTTGCTATTTTTAATAGTAGTATAGTCTTTAGATCTGTACTGTTCTGGAAGAATATCTCCACCAAATGTTGTGATCTGTATGTCACATTTATAACTTAATGGGTATTTTAATTTCCTATAAGATGCTCTATCGTTTTTTCTTTCATCTGTACTTCTGCCATGCCCACCAGACGATAAAACTGTTGGCGAAATGTATTCCATCCAAGCATTGAATACTTCATTTGTAAAATAATCTTTCTGAGAATAATATGTTAATGTAATATCTGGATATCTTCTATAAACTGCATAGTTTGAAGATACACCTTGCCTTAGTCCATCAACTTGTGATGTTTGAATTTGTGATCCTGGTAGAACTGCTTCTGAACAAAATAGTGCTAGATAATTTCCTGGATTTTCTGACAAACTGTTTTCATAAAAACCATGTTGATTGATAAATCCAATTAAACTATTACCACTATCCTGTTTTATAGCACTATTAAAATCTATCCATACATCATATATGTTATTAAAAGCAGGTACAATACCAGATCCAGTTTTACTTGTTCTGGAATTATACAATTCATATGTTGGAATATAAATTCTATTTTTTGATTTTTCTAAATCGCTCATCTAAATAGAAGACGTTTATATACTATGTATGAGTTATAAGGGAAAATTTCGACCTTCTAATTCTAGTAAGTATAAAGGTGATCCCACAAATATCATTTATAGATCTTTGTGGGAATTAAAATTTATGCGATATTGTGATACAAATCAAGACATTTTGAAATGGGCATCAGAAGAACTTTGGATTCCCTATAAGTCTCCAATTGATGATCGTTTACACAAATACTTTCCAGATTTTTATATCAAATATAAAAATACTTCTGGAAAAATTATAGAAAGTTTGATTGAAATAAAACCAGCAAAACAAGTTGCAGGTCCAAAACCACAGAAATTAAAATCTAACAAATATCTTTCTGAAGTTTATGAATATGCTAAAAACATGGCAAAATGGGAAGCAGCAAAAGAATATTGCGATGATCGAAAATGGGAATTCAAAATATTAACGGAGCACGATCTTGGAGTATAAGTCACAATTTCCAAAATCAACAGTTACAAGTATTCCTCAAGTAGGACATTTAATGATATTTCGTTATCGTGCAGTGACTGCAGAAAAACGATTTTATGACAAAAATCCATTGTGCTTCATTGTTCTTGATTTGAACGAAGTATTCTATGGCATGAACTTACACTATTATCCAAAAAGTCAACGAATGGATGTGGTAAATATGCTTCAAGAAGCACAATCAAGTGGTGTTCAAAACTGGGAAAAATTTTTATTTGGCAGCACTGGGTTCCATAAATACTTGAAATTAGAAGTAGAAAGTAACTTCATAGATATAGCAATGGAAGAATGGCAAGCTGCATCACTATTAACTGCAGAAGAGTTTGTTAGAAGTTTTCGTGGTGCAGAAGTTCCAGTTAATCCTAGGAGTTTAGAATAATGGCAAATCCATATAAGCCTCCAGGAAAAAAACAACCAGTAAGACCAGCAGAAAAAAATGGAATTTTTTTCGGCACGTTTCAATTCACCGACCCACGATATCCTGGAAAAAACTTTACTGCATTTTACAGTAAAGATACTGCAAATGGCGATTTCTTAAAAGTATATAAAGTAAATTTTGGTGCTCTTCCTTGGGAATTTACAACTCCAGATAAATCTGACTTCAAAAAATTGATGGAAGATGGTAATCCTGGTAAAACTTCATATTATGATGAGGTAGGAAGATTAAAATTTATCATCGAAAATCAAAATAAAACCCCATCTCTGCCTGGGGGATCAACAAAATCTCAAATAGATCAAGCATTGGCAGATGCAAAAACACTTGATGTGTGGGATGCTTCTAAGCAAACACCACAAGCAGCACCACCAGCACCAACACCACCTCCAGCAGCACCTGCAATTCCACAGGCTGCACCTATAACTGGAGGACAAGCTGTAACTCTTGATCCAGAATTAGTCAAAGAAATTTTGAGTAGTTCTAAAGAAACAATAAAATCCTTACTTGCCCCAAACGAAACTGGTCCACTAATCATATCATATCCCAACGATGCATCTTTTTCCAATACACAAGATCACGTTATTATAGAACAATTTACATACAAACCACCTCAAGAAGAACTTTTTATTACTGGAAAAAATCAATTCACTACAAATTTTGCCAATATTGTAACTAAAGGATTAACTAGAAATTCAAATCTTAGAGATTTCATAGGAATGGTAAAATTACCAATACCAAACCAGTTAGCAATCTCAAATGGTGTAAGTTGGGGTGAAGATCGTGCTAATCCTATAGAAGCTGCTGCATTCTTTGGTGCTCTTCCACTTGCACAGAAGGCAATAGGTGGAAATGTTGGCGGATTGTTAGGTGGTACTTTTAGTGGATTTGGACAATTCATGGACCAATTTGGGAAAGGAAATTTTGGTGCAAACACGTCTGCAGGATTACTATTATCTTCATTCATTGCACAATATGCTTTGGGTAAAGTTGGTATCAATGTAGATCCTGCACAATTCATTGCAAGAGGAACAGGAACAACAATCAATCCAAACCTTGAATTATTATTCAATGGTCCTAAACTTAGGTCATTCTCATTTACTTTTGAATTTG